TAACATTGCTTCATTATATTCTGTGGCTAGCCCTACTAATAAATGACCATATTCTTTTGTACCTAATTGTCCTTTATATTCCGCAACTTGTACATTATTTGCAACATCAATTACATGACATGCCGAGTAATCTTTCCCATCTCCACGAGCAACGTCTGCTACTACTACATAATCTCTTGTGTAATCAGGTGATTCCCAAACCCATAAGTTTTGATCCGCACCTCTTCTTTCCATAGGGTCTTTTATATATGTTTTTTCATAAAAGTCTATATATTCAGGGTAAAATACAATATCACCAGAGGTACTAAAATCACAATCACATTCTTGTGCTGCCATTCTAGGATCACCTAGTAATTCATCTTGCGTATCTCTCCATTTTTGATCTCTTTCTGGGTGGACATACCAGGGTAATTTAATAGGTAAAAATTGATTTTCGCTAGATTCTGCTCTAACCCATGTTTGATGAAACCAATTACCTGTACCATATGGTGTACTTAATGCTATACACCCACCACCTGTTGCTAGTGTTTGTTGGGCTGAAGCCCATATTTCTCCAATATTGTCAATAAAAGCAGCTTCATCAATTAATAGTAAGGATACTGCTTCTGATCTACCTGCATCACTTGAGGCTGAGGTGGCTTTAATTTGTGATCCATTATTGAGTCGTAATGTTAATTTATTATTTTCAGCTGCATCTATTTTAAGCCATGATGGTAAATTTTCATACATGAATTTTACCTTTGTAACCATGTTTTTAGCCGTTTCTTGCTTAGTTGCAATACAAAGTATGTTTTTATCTTTATGAAATATCATTAACCATAAAGAATAACCTGCGGAGAGTGTTGATATACCTAATTGTCTAGATTTTAAGATAATCGAATATGGATTATCTCTCATTAACGTTAATACTTTTTCTTGAAATGGGTATAAATTGAATTGTATGCGACCCCGTTGTGGATGCTGTATATAACAGTATTTACGCATAAAATGTACTGGATCCTGGGCACATTTAAGGTATTCTTGACGGATTACTTTTTTAATATCTGACATGCAGTTATTTTAATATAAGTATTACACCACCAAGTGCTACTAAACCAGCACCTCCTAGTATTTTATTTTTAATCTTTTGTTTTTTAATTTCAAGTTTTAACTTGTCATTTAATTGTTTAGTAAACTCTAATTGAGAGCCCTTTGTTTCTAGTATAGAATTAAAATTACTAATTTGGAAATTAAGATTATTGATAACACTATCTTTTAATACAACTTTATTTTCTAATAGTGAATATTTGGTTGTTATTAGCTTTAATTCATCTTTAAAACTATCCCCAATTATTAAATCTTTAATTACTAATCGTGCTATCGGTTTTTTTAATCGAATCGAGGTGCTGTCTATAACGTTCTGTGAAAAACTGTTCAAGCTCATCATACTTATAAGAATCAACATTATTAACTTTCTCATTTGTTTGTTTTTTTAATATAACTATTTTATTATCTTGCTTACTAATTTCTTGGTCTAATACTAATATTTGATTAGTTAAGGTATCAATTTCTAAAGTTAATTCTTCATTTATATTATGTAAAGAATTAATTTTACTTTCTAATGCTTCTATTTTACTGTTATATTCATTGATGTATTTATCCTCATTTGAAGAGTACATATTAATTAAATAGTAAACACCAAAAAATACTATAGCAATATATAAAAACCTTTCCTTAGATGACATTATATCTTCTTTTTATCTAGAATACTTTCTAGTTCTTTTTTTAATTTAGTTTTATCTTTTAAGACTTTAACTAATTTTTCTTTTTCTTCACCTTCAGCTTTAGAATATTTTTTAGCTAATGATTTCATCTCACGAGTTAATAGTGCTAATTCTTCTTTTGCTTTGGCTAAACCTTTAGTTTTTTTAATATCAGATTTTGATGGTTCTTTATCTTCATCTTCTTTTATATCATATGGGTTTTTATTGGGGTTTACAACAGCATCATATGCTTTACCAATATCACCACCATATAAATTATCAGTGATTTTTTTACCCAACATTCTTAATTGGTCATTATTTAAAGTATGTTTTTTTCCAAATCCTTCTAAATAAAATTGACCTATATCTTCATAATCATAAGTAAAATCTTCACCTTTTGGTGTTGCATCTTCTTCTATACCCGCTTCTTTTTTAGCGACTTCAAGATCTTTGATTGCTGAAGTTAGTTCTTTAGTTTTTTCAATTTCTGCTTCGGTGTCTTCAGATAATGTAGAAATAATATTTTCTCTAATATAATTTTTTAATTCAGATTTTTTCATTATAAAGGTATTTTATTATAAATATGTTAAAGTTTAGTAACATTTAATATTTGTTGAATACGTTCTTCTGTTGAACCTGATATTTTTTCTATTGTGCCTGCTTTATGACCATGTCTTTTAATTAATGTTGTAATTGTAAAATCAATTAAATCTCTATAATGTTCATCTGTTTCACGAACACCATTATCTTCAATTTCTAACCCATAAGGAGATATATAAAATATGTAATCATATTCTCTAACAAATTCACTAGCATATGTTTCAAATGCTTCTTTATCTTGGTGAGGTATTGATTTAGCATTCATTGTAAATGCCATAACATCTAATATTGTTCTATCTGTAATAATGTTATCTTGCATTAGTTCTCCGCAACGTTCAGCTAAAAATACAGTTTGTCCTTTTAATGTTGAATCTGTATTCAAAGGAATACCTAGTGACATTAAATGTTGGCTACGCTCTGTTGCGAAATTATAATCTTTAAATTGCTTTGTTTTTTTTAAAGCATTTACTAATGTAGTTTTACCTACACTCATTGTACCACATAAACCTATTTTCATATCTTAGTTTCTATAATCTGAAAGGTGTGCTTTCATTGATTGATTTTTATAATAAGGTAATCCTTCTCTTTGTTGTCTTGCTTCATTCCATTCCTCTTTGGTATGTTTAATACCATATAAATGATATTCTCCTAATTTTTCTTTACCTTCAGGAATTAAAGCAGGTCCCTCCCAATTATGGAGTTTATTATCCCATACATAAGCGATAGTACCATCTGCTTTTTTTAATTTTTTACTTTGTGGAAACGGTGTTTTTTCTGATTTTGCCATAATTTTATTTGTTATCAATATACGAAATTTATTTTAATTCTCCAAAAGTGATTCTGCAACATAAGTCCCTTGTGCACCACTTACCGTTATACCTCTAGCTGATAAAGCATCGCCTACAAAGTGTACGTTAGGGTACTTAGTAAGTGCTAAATTGGTATAATCGACAAGTGGCTCAGGTGATAGATATTTTACTTCAGGTACATAAATACCCCAATCGTCTTTTAATGTTGGGAACACTTTTTTCATGTCCTCAATAAAATCATATACATACATAAAATATGGTTGCATTGATTTTGCTATTTTATGTAATGTGTCTACTTGAATAGCTGATACATTTACACCTTCTGATGTTGTAGATGGTTTACGTGATGGGCTATAATATAATCCTGTACCATCTATTTGTAAGTTTTTAACTACTTCTCTTGACCAATCAAATGGTTTATCAATACCTTGAACTTCCATCAATATGCCAAAATTGGTCATATCATTTCGGAACGCTTCATCTTTTTTAGCGTGCCCATTGTACGAATGGTCTCCATACGTTTCTTCAACGGCAACATATGCTGCATTGTTGTTTGTACAGAAAGAACGTAATGATACTCCTTTGTCTTCATATTTTCTATATAATTTGAAATCATAAGATACATCAATTAATTTTTGAAAGTGTTTTTGTGGTGCTTCAAATCTAACACCTATTTGTACTGGTTTAGGTTCAGTTGGTAAATCATATTTTTCAGCTAATACTTTACCAAAGTCAATACCTGATTTGCCTACACCAAATATAAGTTCATCATATGACATTTCATCTACTGCTCCTATAGATACAATTTGATCTTCAAAATCAATATCTGTAACTTTGGTTTCCCAAATAAATTCAACACCACCATCAACTAAAAAGTCATACCAATTTTTACCTATTTCATGTAAATAATCTGTACCAACGTGCCATACAGGGAATAATCTTAATCCAAAATAGGGTTTAATAAATTCTGGTTCTGCTATTGGGTTTGAACATTGTACTTCTTCTGGTTTAGGGTGGAAACGTTTAAAATTATCTATCACCTGATCAAATAATTCCATCGCTTTTTCTTCACCGCAATATTTAGATAATTGTCCTCCAATTGAAGTATGATAAGTTAATTTACCATCAGACCAACCTCCTGCTCCTAGGAAACCTGTCATTACCTCTTCATATGGTCTTAAATATGGATCTTTACCCATATCAATTATGGTAATTTTACCTTTAAAACCATTGTCAATTAGCTTAGTAGCAGCATTTACATTTGCTACACCTGCTCCAATCATTACTACATTTTTACTCATATTTGTCCTTTATTTTAATGCGTTAATATACGAACTTAAAATGGCGTCTCCAAATGAGACGCCACAGATATCTGTTTATTTTTTAATCGCGACAGGCTATGAATCTGTCTATATGTTATTTATTTTATTTTAAATGTACCTACAATGTTGTCCCCTACTTTTTTAAAATTAACACTATATACATCAACTTTTACTGTGGTAGGAAGTGATTGAAGAGCAGCTTCAAACTTTTTTTTAGGGATGAGAGAACCATCATTTTTAAATTTTACGGTCTCTGTTTTACCTGGTTTATTTGTGAAAGTATCACCACCTGCAAGATAGGTTTCAAATGCATCCTTGAGGTAATTTATACCTTTGTCTTCTTTAATTACACCTTCTGTAAGGAATTGTCTAAATCTGTATAATTCTTTCATTTTAATTTATTTAAAAGTTTTTCCTTCAGGTGTATCTCCTACATCTTCTTTCCATGCTGCTATGTAATCAGAAATGAATTTTTTTAATTCTTCACCTTCTAATCCTACAATATATTTACCTTGTCTAACTGCTTGGTCTTTGGTGTATTCAATATCGTTTACTTTAAAAGGTTGGATTCTAAAAGCTTCTGCTCCCTCTTCACTATAATATTTACCCCCTTTATCGTAATCGGCATCTAGTTCTAGCTCCTCTTCTTCTTGGTATTCGTTTTCTTTAATTACACCTTCTGCAAGGAATTGTCTAAATCTGTA